AGCAAGTAATGAAATTAAAAAGTAAACTAAATAAGAAGATAAATGGCAAGAAACAAAATTAATGATCTACGTGATCACTTATTCGCAGCATTAGAAAGGCTGGACAATGATGAATTAACTCAAGATGAGTTGAATAAAGAGATAGAGAAGGCTCAAGCAGTCGCTCAGATTGGAACTGTTATCATCAACAGTGCTAAGATTGAGGTTGATTATGTTAAGGCTACCGGCATGATCTCATCCAGCTCTGACTTATTCAAAGGTATTAACGATCAAAAACAATTGCAATGAAAGACTTATCCTGGATAGATGAAGCATGGCAAGATAGCCAAGAGATTGAACAACAAGAATTATTAATCACAATAGAACAGTACTATGAATATGTTAAAAATAGACAAAATAAAAGAGATGATTCAGATATATGATCTAGCATCCAAATCAAGAGATAGAGATAAGGTTTATCAAAGAGCTTATTTTTATTCAATACTAAGAGAGCAAGGATGGAATCTGACAAAAATTGGTAAGTTATTCAATCGTAATCATGCAACAGTGATCAATGCTCTGAAAATTCATGACGCTTATTTCAAAAGAGATAAAGTTTATATGAGGTATATTAATCAATGTGATGAGTTATTAAATCCTTCAGTTGAAATACCACAAGATACTATATTCCAAGATGTTATGAACTGCCATAATACCACTGCATTGAAGCTTATTAAGGATAAGATTATGGCTGGAGGATATGACAACATGCCAACTCTCCTATTCTACTCTCCTATAATTTTTTTATTTTTTTAGGGGACCCCAATAAAAATGCTTGTCCACCTGTCACGTTTTTACTGAAAGTCAATACCAGTAAGGTTTATAGGCGTGACAAGTGGTTTTAAACCTGTCCTAAACTTGGAATGTTTGTCACGTTTTTGCAGAATTGAAAATTATATTTAAATTTGCATAGGAGGTTTGCGGTTAGCTGCCCTGTAAAAGGTTACTGTGTCCTTTCCTCCTTTTTTTTTTTACACAGTATAAAACACATAAATATGAAAATATCAGTATTCAAATCGCTGTTTAGCACAAAAGAGACTCCATATTCTTTATCAATTCCAGAAGTAGTTGAAAGAATTAGGAGAGGAACTAATGACTTAATCAAGAAAATTGAGATCATTAGAACAATGAGTAAAGGTCAACCAGAATATGATCAAGCAAAGAATAAACTTTATGCAATTATGTTCAATGGTACTTTCACTGAAAGGAACGCTAATGGATTGGTTGAGCATTCTGGACTTTGTATTCTTGATTTTGATGGTTATCCAACAGATAAAATCATGGAAGCTGAGAGACAACGTCTTATTAATGATCCTTATGTGATGATTGTGTTTATGTCACCAGGAGGGAAAGGATGGAAGGCAGTCATAAGAATACCAAAATCAACAGCATCTGAACATAAGAGAAGATTCATAGCTTATGCTGATTATTTTAAGTCAGATTATTTTGATAGAAAGAATCAAGATGTCTCAAGAGTATGTTTTGAATCTTATGATCCGAATATTTATTACAATGAATTTTGTCAAGTCTTTGAAGGAATATCAGAAGATAAAGGATTTCAATATATTGAGAGGCCTCCAGTTTGTATTCTTAATGATGAGGCTAAGATAATTGAGCTCATAGAGAAGTTTGATTTTAAGAATCAGTTTGTTGAGGGTAGTCGTAATCAATTTATATTTGAGATTGCTTGCTGTTTATGTGATTATGGAATCAGTCAAGATATTGCAGAGCATCACTTGTATTCTAGCTATATTACTGGAAGTTCATTCAGCCATCAAGAGATGCTTAATACTATAAAATCAGCATATAGAAAGAGCAGCTTTAACTCAAAATACTTTGAAGATAGATCAACTATTAATAGAGTAAAACTTAAGCTTAAGAATGGAGTCAATGAAGATGAAATTAAAAAACAACATAATATCTCTGATGAGATACTAAATGATATCAAAGACAATGCAACCAATGCTGATGATATATTCTGGACAGTCATTCAAAAGAAAGATAGTGAGGTTGTTGTTATTGAGCCATTAAAATACTCTCAATTCTTAGTAAAAAATGGATTCAATAAGTTCTATCCAGAGAATGCTGAAAAGCCAACATTTGTCAGAGTCATTGAGAATAAGGTTAAGCTGTCATCAGTTGATCAGATTAAAGATTTTGTATTGAATTATTTAATTGATAAAGGTCATATCAATGTATGGAATTTCTGCTCAAAGTCAACGTATCTATTCTCAGAGAATCACTTAAATATGATTGATTCAATCTATCTTAAGATGCTTCAGGATATTGAAGATACAAGCTTTATTCCTTATCGTAATGGAGTTGTTAAGATAAAGAGAGATTCAACAGAATTATTATCTTATATTGATGTTGATGGTTATATTTGGGAAAATCAGATCATTGATAGAGATTTCAATCTTGTTGTTGACTTTGATAATGATTTCAGAGACCTGGTCCACAAAGTGAGTAATAATGACCAGAATAGAATTGCCAGTCTTGAGTCAACTCTTGGTTATTTAGTGCATAGCTTTAAGGATAAGACTAATCAAAAAGCAATTATATTCAATGATCAAGAGATTGATGAAAATCCTAATGGTGGAAGTGGTAAATCTTTGATGCTTACAGCTGTTGGTTATCTTAGAAAGACAGTAAAAATTGATGGTAAATCATTCAATCCAAGTAAGTCTGAGTTCTTATATCAAAGAGTAAACTTAGATACTCAGATACTGGCATTTGATGATGTAAAAAAGAACTTTGATTTTGAGCAATTATTCATGATTGTATCTGAAGGAATCACAGTAAATAGAAAGAATAAGGATGAGGTTTTTATACCATTCAATAGATCACCAAAGATTGTTATCACCACCAATTATGTGATATCAGGAGCTGGAGGATCACATGACAGGAGAAGGCATGAGATAGAATTCTATCAATATTTTAATGCTAATAACTCACCATTAAAAGAATATGGTAAGTTGTTATTTGATCAATGGTCCAAAGATGATTGGTCGAGATTTGATAATTACATGATTAAGAACTTACAGCTATTTTTGAGAAATGGATTAACCAAGTCAATCAGTATCAATGCAGATAGTAAGAGATTTATTCAGGCAACATCTCAAGATTTCTTTGATTTCTCACAAGATAACCAATTTACAACTGAATTATCATATTATAATAATGAATTATTTAACCAATTCCAGAATGAATATAATGGATATAAAGATATGAATCCTCAGAGATTTGCAAGATGGATTGCTGAATACGCTAAATACAAAGAATGGGAACTGGAGAAAGGAAAGAATCATAAAGGAAGATTTGTAATATTTAAAAACAGATAAAATGAAACAAACAGCAGTAGAATGGTTGGTTGAAGAAATAAATAAACTAACTGGTTTAACAATTCAAATGGATGAACCAATAATTGAAAAAGCCCAAGAGATTGAAAAGCAACAAATTATGTCGGCTTTTATGCAAGGAGATATTTTTGGTGCTGATTATTTTGACGGATTAAATCCAACAGATGAAAATTACTACAACAAAACCTTTAAATCAGAATAGAATGAAAACAGCATTACAAGAAGCATTTAGCGAATTAGAAAGGTTGCATCCGTCTTTATTTGACATTTATACGCAACAAGGCAGGGAGTTTGTAAATAACTTTCACAAGTTTTTAGAAATGGAGAAAGAGCAGATAATGGAGGCTTGGTTTGATGGCACTACAAATTGGGATAGTGAATCATCAAGCGAACAATACTACAACAAAACCTTTAAATCAGAATAGAATGAAAACACTTGAAGAGGCTGCTGCTAATTTAGCTGACCCAAATGTAGACAAGACAGACAATTGGATTGCAGGTGCTAAATGGATGTTAGAAAAGTTACAAGACTTTGATACATGGAAGGAGTGGAAAGATATGTATCACAAAGAAGAAACAATAGTTACAGAGTATAGAGATGGGTATATTAAAGTAGAAACTTTTAAATCAGAATAAAATGGAGAAAAAATACTTTATTATTCACTGTGGTGAGGATATTTGTAAGTCAATTGTGTTTGATATAACTAATAAGCTAAAAGAGCAAGGTCATTGTTTTGTCGTTAATTGTACAAGTAATATCAATCAGTTTGATGTGAGAAGAGTATCAAGAGAAGAGTTTAATCAATTTAATGGATATGAACAAGATTAACAAAGACAAACTGAAAGCTCTGGAGATAGAACAACTTACATCCAAATATCCAAACATGAGACCAGAGCTTATTCCATTAACTGATTGGAAGGATAACTCAGCGAATAGCTTAACTAAGTCAATTATCTTCTGGATCAATGCCAATGGTGGACAAGCTGAAAGGATCTCATCACAAGGCCAGTATAGAGAAGGTAAGAAGATTAAGGTTGGTACTGGAGAGGTGCAATATCAGAAACAACTTGCTGGCAAATGGACTCCAGGACAAGGCACAAAAGGCACAGCTGATATCTCAGCAACTATCAGAGGAAGGTCAGTCAAGATTGAGGTGAAGTATGGAAGAGATGTTCAGTCAGAAGTACAGAAACAATATCAAGAAATGATTGAGAAAGCTGGAGGTATATATATTATTGCAAGAGATTTTGATTCTTTTGTAAGTTTGTATGAAAATTATTTATTACATTTGTAAAATCTTAAATAAACAGATATGGAAAATAAACCATTTAACAGGTCATTGTGGGCTAAGCTCCACATGGCCAAGATGAACATTGGAAAGGTGGCTAAGAATGCCACGAATCCACATTTTAAAAAGTCTTATGCTGATATCAATGCATTGCTTGAGACAGTTGAGCCTATCCTTCATGAGAATGGATTAGTGTTATTGCAGCCAGTCAAGGATCATATTGTGTTTACTCAGATTATTGATGTTGATTCTGGTGATATGGTTGAGTCTTGGATGCAGTTGCCAGACATCACTGATCCTCAGAAACTACTCGGAGCAATTACTTATTTCAGAAGAGGTACATTACAATCATTATTGAGTTTGCAAGCTGTTGATGATGATGGAAATACTGCATCAGCTGTGGTCAATAAGAAGCCAGCATTATCTCAAGATCAATTTGATAGAGCAAAAGAAGCTATAACAAGTGGTAAATATACTCTTGATCAATTGAAAACTAATTATTCATTAACAAAAGAACAGGAGGGACAATTATGAAATGGAGACCTTCATCATTAGGAAAGCTCATGACTCAGCCAAAAGCAAAGTCAGAGGTTTTATCAGAGACTGCTAAGAGCTATATTAAAACAAAAGCAAAAGAGGATTACTTTGGATATTCAACTCACCTTCAAACAAAACCAATGCTTAAGGGGACTGACTGGGAAGAGGAATCAATTGCTCTTGTGAATCAAGTTAGAGGCACATTCTATGTCAAGAATAAAGAAAGATTTGAGAATGAATTCCTTACAGGTGAGCCTGACATCATTCTGGATCATTCAATCATAGACATCAAGACACCTTGGTCTATTGAGACTTGGCCAGCAACACCAGGTGAAGGAATCAACAAGGATTATGAATGGCAATTGATGGGATATTGTTGGCTTTTGAATAAGTCACATGCAGAGCTAATCTATTGCATGATTGACACAGATGATACATTGCTCAATGACTGGGACAATAGATTCATTCACAAGGTTAGTCACATTGATCCAGCAAAGAGAATCACTGTTCTGGAATATCAAAGGAATACAATCAATGAGGAGATGATGGTTGAGAAGCTTACAGCTGCAACTGAGTATTATAATAATTATATTAATCAATTAAATAATAAATAAAATGGATTTAAAATTAACAGGTAAGCTGATAGTGAAGTCAGAGCCAAGACAAATCTCTGAAAAGTTTAGAGTAATGGATTTTGTAATTGAGACACAAGATGAGAAATATCCTCAATCA